GAGCTTTGGTAATGTTTACGTTTCCGCGCCTATATTCCGCTTCGGCAGAACCTTTAACGCCTGTAACACCACTACTAGAAGCCATCTCGGTTAATTCGTCAAGGGCTTCTTGTACAGTTGTGGCGGCAAGATTCGATTCCGCGTTATCATATTCGATAATGTCAGCCTGCGATTCTGGATGGATTATAACATGATCGCCGTCGGCTTGTACTTGTACAATTTGAAATTTATTAGACATTCTTATACCTCTTTTTTATTGAATTGGTCTGAAGGCGTAATCGCTAGCATCTAAACCGGTATTACCACCAACTATTAAAGCGGTCATATATAATGGTATAGTCGGAGCGACTCCGCTTAATGCAGTGAAAGTTACCGTATCATCGCCTTGTGCTGTGCATCTAACCATGGATTCCCCGCATGCGCTAATTTCTTCCGCTGTGGATGATTGAGAAAGCGATATAACAAGGTTTGTTAATATCGTTACGTTTGTAACAGAAACGGTTTGCTGGTTGTTTTCGTCCCATCCTTCTGGCGTAAGCGTTATATAAGTAGGACTCCCTAATGAATTTTCAATAGAATCGATTCTAGCTTGAAGTTCGGCTACTTTTTCTGTTACAACGGAGCCATCCGATACAGCACCATGATAAATATCGATAGTTTTAGATCCAGTACTATCGGTAAGCGTTATACGATAACCGTTTTCGATTTCTTCTACGTTTACAAGGTGAGACAAACCTATAGTTTCGAGTTCATTCATTCTTGTTAACAAACCAGTTATAATATCCGAATATTCCTCGATTGTCTCTCCATCGACTTCTAAACCTTCTCCAACAAATAAGTCAGTATTAATTTCTGAGTTCCAGTGATATAACTCGTTACCTTCGCTGTCGGTTTGAATCATACACACTAAGAACACCAATGGTCCATTAAAATACGTAACGCTTCTAGAAACAGTCCATTCGAACGTCATGGCCGTCGGTGTCGTACCTATTACCTTAGCCATAGCCGAGCCAACCGATTTATCTGCTCGCATGTAGTTAATATATACTTGCATTTGCGATAAATCATGATCGTCCCAAAATCTAAAACAATCAAACGTAACAGTTTCAACGTTGTGGTCGTGCTGGATAGCTATTTTCTTTAACGACTCGGGAACGGTAATTGTTCTATCCGGATTAACTACGAAATGCGGTTCTGAACCGGACTCGTTTCCTTCGGATAGATTGTTTAATAACATATCTGCTTCACTCATACTTTATCTCCGTCCTGGCATACAGCCACTTTATTTGTTCTAATTATCGACCCTCTCCTTTCGCCCACTACTTGTATCTTAAATGTCCTTTTTGTTAATGCTTCAACTGGAACGAAACATGATTTTCCGTCGGCTAATATTTGAGGCGGGTATTCTCTACCCATAACCGACCAAAAGGCTATTACCTTTTTAAATCCGTTCCATTCCGGAGAAAATGAGAACTCCGCTCTTAAATATCCTTCCGTACCTGGAACCAAATTGTTAAAATCACACGCAGGGTCCTGTTTAATCACTTGGTTGTCCACAATAAACTTCAAAGTTCTCATTTTTAAACCTCCGTTAATTTTATTATTTAATTGCTCCTTTAGCTGCTGCGGGAACAATACCGTTTACAAATTCTTGTGCGGCATCGGCATTAGTTGCCAATTCCATAAATAACTGAGAATATGCTTCTGTCTGAGAAAATGCTGCTGCGATCTCTTCAGATTTAACAAATCTCTTACCATCGGGACTCTTTTCGCCATATGCTTTAAGAATCAAATCTTTAAAGATCTTGATGATAGATGGTGTATCCTGAGCTTTTACGACTGCGTTAATCATTTCAGCAAGACCACCTGCTGTGCTCAATTCAAGCTCCATAATTTCTGCTTTAGAAAGATTGAAGTAAAAATCTTCTGTTCTTTCAACTCCGTTGTAATCGTTGTAAGTAATAGTTTTCTTTAACATAAAAATAATTCTCCTTTCAGTTTTTAAAAAATTTAAAAGAGACCGCCTAATTAAAGACGATCTCTTTTGGTAGTAGTTATGAAAATATCAGACATCTGATTAAGCTTCTGCTTTCATAAGTTCAGCAACTTCGTCAGGAAGAGGTAATCTTGCTTCTTCAGACTCAGAGCCATATAAAATAGCTTCTAAAGCAGCCAACTTTGTAGCATCGACCTTAGTAGAATCGATTTCTACGTGAGCTGTGGGTTTGAAACCGGCTACAGATACAGGCGTAGTTGTGAATTCCCAAGAGAAAGTAATAGCTTCAGGAGCATCGTTGATTGTAGCATATGCCTTCTCGGAAGGAGCAGCTTTAGCACCATAAACGAGGTGAAGTTTGTAACCGTAGTCGTTGCTCTTAACATCGTTTCCTAATACTGTTCTGTAAGAGAAGCCGAATGCTTTACGAGGCTGTTGGCCAATCTTAACGCCAGCTACGAGTTCAGCAGAACCATCGCAAGCTGCGAATTCGTCAGGATATGTATAAGCTTCGATGCTGCCACCGAATTCTTCATTGGACATAAGTTCAAGATACTTAATGTCGTCAGCATAGAGAGGGGATGCTTCAGCGCCAGAAGGACTTTCTGTTACAGCAGTAAGGCCGTTCCAAGCAACACCCTGGGGGTATGTTCCGCCATCTGCCTGGGGATAAAGTACACCATTTTTAACACCAGTTTCGTAAAGACGTTCACCAGTTTGGTCCCAAATAAGTTTTGCCATAGTTTTATTTCTCCTTTTAAATCTTAATAGTAAATTGTTAAAACATCGTGATGTAGTCTGTCTGCTACGTAGTGTCTAACCCATCTACAATATGGCAGATCTAATAACCTATCTATCACATCGTTATCGGGTTTTTCGGCAATCACGATTAGTTCGTAACTTCGCGATCTTGAATACGACTTATCATTTGCATACTTGTCGTCAATACTGCTTTTCGAATATACGATCGCGGGGTATTTCATTGTAACCGACGCAGGGGGTTGATAATATACATTCTTACTTCCAAGGAGTTCTTCTAACATCCTCTGTAGATCAAGTCTATTAGCCATTGTATACACCCCCTATGGTCAGTCGCAGACGAGGGTACTGAACTTCGACATTTGTAATCTTCCATTTAGCACCCCCGAATTTAACATATCTCATGGTGTAGAAATTCTGTTCGGCGTATGGGTCCGCAACAATACTAATCTCATTCGAAATATTAATATTGTCGTTTACCGAGTCGGAAGATTGAAGAGCACGAGTGATACGTGTTAAATCACCATAGTACGAACGCTCTGTGATTTGTTCTTCCCACAGACCCGGCTCAGTTTCTATGGTCTCAGCAAAACCTATAGGTCCATAAAATTTCGCCATTTTGAATTTCCTCCTAGTTTTTATTATTCAGCAGCTACGGGTTCTTCAAGCGCAATAGCGGAGTAAACCTTCGTAAGCGCACCAGAGATTCTTGTTTCGATCAAGTATTTCTCCTGGTTGAAGTCGATATCGAACTGGTTAAACTTAGTAATTTCGCCACCCTTTGTAGAACCGATCTGATAGTCTGCAAGGTTAACAAAGATACCGAGAAGTTTCTTCTTGTCGCCCTTTTTAGTTGTTCTTGTTTTGCCTTCAAACTGTTCAGCGGTATAGATGTTGCCAACGTTCAATGCTGCAGCAAGGTCGGACTTAGATTCGTAAATTCTTCTACCGTTTAAGTCACGAGCGAGAAGCATTACGTTAAGTAAGTGAGGCGTGCAGTAGAAGTCGGGTGTGCCGGAGCCTTTATACTTTTCTCTAGAATGCAAAGCAGCAGAAATGATAGCTTCAGAATAAATATAGTTGATGCCGAAGTTAGCGCCAGTGTTTGTGCCTTGGAGTTCAGCCTTAGCAGCAGCTACGTCTACGTCAGCGTGAATTGTGTAGAGTTCATCGTCATTCCAGATAGAACGAACGTGTACTTCTTCGATCTTATCGGGTTCACCGTCTTCACGACCATCACCGATCATAACTGCCATAGCGATTTCTTCGTTAAGGTTCTGACGCATAACACCATACTGGTATTCAACTACGTCGAAATCTGTAATATCGATAATGTCGTCTCTGTTAAGAGCGTCTTTACGATAAATTGTCTGAGGATCAGTTGTTCTGCCTAAGAGTCTGATGTTACCAGAAACGGCTTTTTCTTCACCCTTCTTGTAACCCTTAGCTCTGAGCTCAGCAATACGAGCGTCAGCCTGACGTGTACGGATACGGCTGATAGGGCTCTTGTGAACTTTCTGCATTACTACGCCTACCCAACCCTGATCGTTGGAAAGAAGGTCGGGTGCTCCAGGTTTAACGTCTTTGTATTCTGGGAATAAATATTCCGTCATTTCGGCATCGTTAAATGCATGCTGTAAGTGAGCATTCTGTTCAGCATAAAGGTTAATAGCTGTCTGGAGGCTACCTACGTTGTTTGTCTTTGCAAGAGCAATAATTTCGGACTGATCTGCATGTGTAAGTGTGTTTGTTTCGTTGTCTTTGCTGAATACGTTTTGTTTCATTTCTTTTTCTTCTCCTTCATCTTCTTTGTCTTCAAGAGCTTGACCGAT